GCGCGGTGCCGCAGACGAGGAACCGTATGCGCAGTTCCGGCAGGCAATCAAAGAAGCCGAGGCGCAGGCCGAGGTGCGCAACATGGCGCTCATTCAGCAGGCGGCACAGGCTGGCACGTGGCAGGCGTCGGCGTGGTACTTGGAGCGCCGCTACCCGAGCCGGTACGGACGCCGTGAGCGGCTGGAGCACAGCGGCCCCGAGGGTGGCCCCATCACCCTGCGCGGCATTGCCGAAATGATGGGAGTGGGGGAGGACGATGCCTGACCGCGTGGCTGCAATCCGCGCACGGTTGGCCGACGCCACACCCGGCCCGTGGGAACGGAACAACCAGCACACCACGCAGCACGGCATCGCTGGCCCGTTCGGGCTGCACGCGACCGCGTGGGAGGACCGGGACGCCGAGTTCATCGCGCACGCGCCCGGCGACGTGGCGTGGTTGCTGGACGAGGTGGAGCGGTTGGAGGCCGAGCGCGGGACGTGGATGCGGATGCTGGACGAGTCCGGCGTGGTTGTGTCCGATGGGTGAGCGCGTCGAGCGCACCTGCCCGCATTGCGGGTGGACCGCGAAGCAGGCCGACACGTGCGGCTCGTGCGCACGCCCGCTGAACACCAGGCCCACCGAGGCCACGCACTCGACCGCCCGTTGAGCGACCTGTTCGCACAGATCGTGGACGAGTACCGGGGGCACGGGCTGGTAACGCGGTTCGTGTTGGTGGCCGAGGTTGTGGACGACAACGACGAACGGCACTTGCACGTGCACGCGCAATCGCTCGGTGGTGGGTCGCCACCGCATTGGGACGTGCTCGGGATGCTGGAGGTTGGCGCTGGAATGGTGCGGTATGACGACGACGACGAGGACTGACCCCCGGCAGGTTGTCGAGTCCATCCGGCGCGACCCGGCCCGTTACGTTGAGCGGGTGCTGGGGTTCACGCCGTGGAGCACGCAGCGGCGCATCCTTGAGAGCGTGCGCGACAACAAGCGCACCGCCGTCCGGTCGTGCCACGGCTCGGGCAAGACGGCAATCGCGGCGCGGTGCGTGTTGTGGTTCCTCGCCGCGCACCCCAATAGCCGCGTGGTCACGACGGCCCCGACGTACACGCAGGTACGCGACCTGCTGTGGCGTGAGATTGCCGGGGGTGTCGCCAACGCCCCTCCCGGCTTCTACGGCGACCCCAACCTGACCCGGCTGGAGATAACTCCCACGTGGTTTGCCGTTGGCCTGTCCACCCGCACGCCCGAGCACTTCCAGGGCCACCACGCCGAGAACTTGTTGCTGGTGGTGGACGAGGCATCGGGCGTGGGGGAGAACATCTACGAGGCCGCCGAGGGGTTTCTCACCGCGCCCGGTGCCCGCGTCCTGCTGATCGGCAACCCCACCGCGACCTCGGGCACGTTCTACCGGGCCTTCCACAGCGACCGGGCGTTGTACGAAACCATCCACATCCCGGCCAGCGCCACGCCGAACCTGACCGGCGAGAGCGTGCCCGGCCCCGTGGCCCGCAGCCTCGTGAGCGCCGAATGGGTGGACGAGAAGCGGGAGCAATGGGGCGAGGCGAACCCCATGTATCAGGTGCGGGTAATGGGCAACTTCCCGACCACCGCCGACGACCAGGTGCTCGGCATCGGGCAGGTCGAGGCGGCACAGGTGCGCGAGGTCGAGCCGGGTAGCCCGCTGGTCATTGCGTGCGACGTGGCCCGCTACGGCAGCGACGAAACCGTGATTGCCGTGCGCCGGGGTGAGCGTGTCCGTCTAGCCAAGACCTACAATGGCCGCAGCCTCATGGAGACCGTCGGCCAGATCATTGACGTAGCACGCAGCGAATGGGACGAGCGATCACCCATGCGCGTTGTCGTGGACGACACCGGACTCGGTGGAGGCGTGACCGACCGGCTTCGTGAGCAGGGCTACACCGTGGAGGCGTACAACGGGGGCGAGAAGGCGACCGAGCCGGACCTGTACCCCAACCGGCGCAGCGAGGCGTGGTTTGCGTTCGCGGCTCACCTGCCGCACGTGGACCTCGACACCGACGACCAGTTGGCTGCCGACCTCGTGGCCCCGCGCTACACCCTCGACTCTGCCGGGCGCAGGGTGGTGGAGAAGAAGGACGTGACCAAGAAGCGCCTGGGGCGCTCGCCAGACCGTGCCGACGCCGTGCTCATGGCGTTCGCACCCGAGCCGCGCATGGGCGCGTCGTTCGGACCCGACCTGTGGAGTTATTGAGATGAACCTCGGCCCGCCGCTGAACTACGACCACGGCCAGGAGTTGCAGGCAATGGCCGACCGCGACGACCGCGAGCGCGTCGAGCGCATCCGCGCCGCGTGGGACGCCTACTACGGCACCAGCCCCGACCCGCTGCGCGTGCGCAAGGGTGAGATCAACGACAACGTGCGCGTGAACTACGCACGCCTCGTGGTGGATGCTGGCGTGGCCCACCTGTTCGGGGACGAGATTGAGGTGACGGCACCGCCCGAAGCGCCGGACACGGTGCAGGCCGCGCTGGACGAGGTGGTGCGCTTCAACGGTGCCGGGCTGCTGTGGCAGAAGGCGGGCACCTCGGGGGCCATTGGCGGCACGTACTTCTACCGGCTGCTGCCGCAGCCCACCGGCCCGCCGCGCATCGCCTGCGTGGACCCGTCCACGGTCGAGGTGACGTGGGAGCCGTCGGACTTTGAGACTGTCACCGCGTACACCGTCACGTGGTTGGAGCAGGACGACGACACCACCATTGCCCGGCGTCAGATCATCCAGCGCGACGGCGACACCGCGTGGATGATTGTGGACCAGCGGGCCAACGGCGACAGCGGGTGGGTCACGATTGGCGAGGAAGCATGGCCATACACGTGGGCACCGATGGGCCATTGCCAGAACCTGCCGTCCCCGCACGAGGTGTACGGGCTGGCCGACCTCGAGCCTGACGTGTTGCACCTGTGCCGGTCCATTGACCGCACCAGCAGTAACATCAACCGCATACTGCGGCTGTACGCGCACCCGCGCACGTGGGGCCGCATGGTCGGTGATGCGATCAACATGGACGCCAACCCCGGCGCGGTCATTCGACTGGAGCACCCGCAGGCCGAACTGCGCAACCTTGAGATGCAGTCCGACCTCGCCTCGTCCATTGACTACCTGCGCCGGTTGATCGGTGCGCTGCACGAAACCACCCGCATCCCCGAGGTGGCGACCGGCAAGTTGGACAGCGCCGGGCAGTTGTCGTCGCTGGCGCTTCGCATCCTCTACACCCCGCTCATTCAGAAGACCGAAAGCAAGCGCCGCACCTACGGCGCGTGCATGACCGAGATGTTGCGCAGGTGCCTTGTGCTCATGGGCCAGCCCGAGGACGTGCTGCCGGTAATCACGTGGCCGGACCTGCTGCCGTCCGACCCGCTCATGGAGCGCCAGGTGGCCATGCTCGACGAGCAGTTGGGCGTGAGCCGCGACACCATCCTCGCCGGGCTTGGCTACGACCCGCTGCTGGAAGCGGAGCAGGCAGACCAGCAGGCACAGGACGCCTTCAATGCCGGGCTGACCGCATAGCGTGGCGGTCGCCTATGCCAAGAGTCGGGACCGGGAGGCGCGGTGGATACGGAGGCTGCAACGGGTGGAGGCTCGCCCGGTGCGCACTCTCACCGCCACATACCGCGAGGCGCTGGTGGAGATACAGGCGTCACTTGACGCGCTCATTCAGCGGCTGGGGGAGGCGCAGGCAGCCGCCGACGGCAACGAAGTGCTGGCGCTTAGCACCCGCATCCAACTGCTTGAGCAACGCCGGGCGTCCATCGTGGCCGACGTGCACCGCATCCTCGGTGACTCCGAACTCGGGCAGCAGGCCACCGCGATGCTGCAACACGCGGTGCCGCAGGCGTACCAGCACGGGGTCGTCGCCGGACTGACCGCCATGCGCGGGCTGGTGGTGAACCCCGAGCGGCTGAACCCCGAGTTCGCACAGCGCGCCATTGCCAGGCTCACCGGCCAGACCAATGCGAACGCATGGGTGCGCAGGCTGGCGGGTGACAACGCCGAGCGCGTAATCAACACGCTGACCCGTGGGGTGCTGGTGGGCCACGGGCCGGTCGAGATGGTGCGGCAAGTCCGTGGTGCGTTGTCGGCAACCGAGCCACGTGTGGCTACGTTCGTGCGCACCGAGATCATCGGCGCGGCACGCATGGGGAACCTCGACCTGTACCGGGCCAACTCCGATGTGGTGACGGGGTGGGTGTGGAACGCCGACGACACCGCGTGCGCGGTGTGTTGGGCCGAGAACGGCAGCCTGCACACGCTGGACGAGGAACTGGAGAGCCACCCCAACTGCCGGTGCAGCGCCGACCCCACCACCGCGCCGCTGGAGGACTTGCAGGCGGGCACGGCCCCGACCGACGGGAGCGTGGGAGCCACACCGTTCGACCCCAACATCCGCTTCGCGGAACTCCCTGCGGGCCAGCAAATGCGCGTGCTCGGGCCGACGCGCTTGCAGGCCTTCAACGAGGGCAACCTCGACCTGCGGGACATACCGGCCAAGACGCGGCACCCGTTGTGGGGGCCGGGCAAGCGGGCCAAGTCGCTGCGGGAGTTGGGGCTGAACCGCTAGCCGCTTGCATCTAGTCGGATGCGTGTGCAATACTCCCCATACAAGGCAAACAACGGGAGGGAGACACCCGATGAACACCAAGACCGACAGCATGTACGAGGCCCGCACCGAGGACGGCGTGGGCTTCATCGTCACCGCCGCTACCTACGCTGACGCCATGCGCCAGGCACGCACTCACCTGCGCGACGTACTCACCCACATCAACCCAGCGCAGCGCATCACCGTCACGCGGTGCGACTGGTCCGGCATCGAGTGGCACAGGGACTAGCCCGCACACCACACACGCAGAACGCAGCGGCCCGGAGACGGGCCGTTGTTGTTTGCGGTTCCCCTTGCATACGCCTAGACGTATGTGTATGGTGCCTATTGCAAACACACACCGGGAGGGAGACCCCGATGCAGACCACAGCAGACCACAACGCAGCAGCCCGCGCAGCATCCGCACTTGACAGCCTGGCGGGTTACGACCTGTCGCTGATTCTGGAGGCAGTAGACGCCCACGCCAAGACCCTGCGCGAGCAGGTCAGCGCCGCAGATGCCCGCGCAGAGCGCAACGGCCTGCGTCGCCGCACCTACTGCGAGGGCTACGTCGGCCAGCACGACAGCACGCAGACCAAGCGCCGCACCGCCCTCCGGCTGGCAGAACTGTCCAGCACAATCGTGACCGCCGCAGCGAACCGCTACATCAGCGAGCGCGAGCAGGCCAAGATTGAGAGCGAGGTGGCAGCATGAAGGTGCGCGTGACAGTCACGCTGGATGTGGACCCCACTAAGTGGTCGTGGGAGTACGGACTGGCCAACGTGGAGGCTGGCGACACGCCCAGGGAACAGAACGACGAAGTGCGGGCCGATGTGAAGCAGTGGGCTGAACACGCGCTGCACGAGATGCTGGCGCAAAGCGGGCTGGGAGTGGAGCGCGAGGTGGCAGCATGAGCGCCACGGCCATGAGCGACCCAACCACCTACGCGGGCTATCGCGCACACACCATCAGCCGGGCTAGCCGCGCCACCATCGTGCTGCTGGATGCCGCTGCCGCCGATCTCAGCACCGATGGTGGCCGCTGGGTCACGATCTGTGACACCCACGGTGGCGCCTGCAACCACGAAACACAGCGTGAGGCCCGTTCATGGATGGCAGAGCCGCAGAACTGGTGCCCAGGCTGCGCCGATGCGAACCTGCGCTTGCGGGCGTTGCGCCGCGCACGCTGGACGCGCTAGCCCACACGCCACACACGCAGCAGACGCGGCCCGCCATGTGCGGGCCGTTGTCGTTGGTGGGTGGGGAGGGGGAGTGCCGGTCCCTGTATCCCCAGTCGGCGCTCAACCCCTTCCCCCCCGTGCGTGCCCCACACAAGGCACGCGGGCGAAGCATAGCGGGCGCTGCACGAC